GCAGAACGAAAAAAAGCAAAACCTATACGTAAAACAACTAAAGGTAAAGGCGCTAATTACCGCCCCACCAAGTCTGGTGCTGGTATGACCAAAAAAGGTGTAGCAGCCTATCGTAAAGCTAATCCTGGATCTAAATTAAAAACAGCCGTAACAGGCAAAGTTAAAAAAGGCAGCAAAGCTGCAAAAAGACGTAAATCATATTGCGCTAGATCTCTTGGACAGCTTAAACGTAGTTCAGCTAAAACAAGAAATGATCCTAACTCAAGAATACGTCAAGCAAGACGAAGGTGGAAATGTTAAATGGCAGCAAAGAAAAAAACCAAAAAAGACGCTTGTTATCATAAAGTAAAGCGTAGTGCGAAAGTTTGGCCTAGCGCATATGCTAGTGGCAGATTAGTCCAATGCAGAAAAGTTGGCGCAGCCAATTACGGTAAAAGTAAAAAAAGAGTAAAAAAATCAGCTGGCGGTGTAATAAGAGGCCAAGGAATAGTTATGGCTAACAGATTAAGATAATGGCTAAAAAAGAAACGCTTAGAGATTGGTTTTCTAAAAATGATGGTACAGGATGGGTAGACTGTAAGACTGGCAAGCCTTGCGGTAGAAAAAAAGGTGAAAAACGCAGAAGTTATCCTGCCTGTAGACCAACAAAAGCTCAATGTACATCAGCAGCCAAAAAAAAGACCAGCTCTAAAAGAATTAGCTGGAAAGACGGTAGGACAAAAAAAGCAAAAGGCGGTCCTATAAATATTTATATAGCAAGAGGTTGTGGTAAAGTAATGAGCAACCGAAGAAAGAAAACTAAAGAATATTAGGAGTAATTATGTTTAAAAAAACTAAAGGATATAGCGCAGGTGGCGCAGTCAAAAGCACTAAATATATGTCGAAAGGCGGCGTTGCAAAAGGGACTAAGTATATGTCCAAGGGAGGAGCAGCAAAAGGCACTAAATATATGTCGAAAGGCGGGGCAGCTAAAGGAACTAAATATATGTCAAAGGGCGGCAAAGTTTAATTTGCACCTTACATGTCATATTTAATTTCTAACATACCTCAGTTTAAATGCTGGGTAAGAAAAGAATTTACCGCCAATCATAGCAACTATCATGGAGAGTATTTACATGCTCTTGTTATAGCTGTTAATACAATTCCAGATAGATCTTTATCATTTCAAGTTGTATTTACTGGATGCGAAATAGATAGTATGGAAGATGTGCCAAATGTTCATGGTGGCGCTATGTGGGCAAGAATGCCTATACAAGCTTTAGTTGCAGATATTCCTCTGCAAGAGTGGCCAAGCCCAATGGAAGATCATTTAGCTCAGCCTTGGGATTGTTTAAGTCATGAGCACTCTGTTGTAGTTATGGACAGGGTAAGTTCGTCTCCTTGGATATGCAAAATAGGAGGAGAATTTTATACAGGAAAGTATTTATTTACTGTAGACTATACAGATAATTCTATAGCAGATGACCCAGCTCAACATAAGCAGTCACATGTGCTATATTTAACAGATGCTGGTGAATATACTGGCAATTTTGTAGCTTTACCTAATAATAGAGTAAGAGCAACAAATCCTGCTTTATGGCGTGTAGGCGAGGGAGCACCAGATTTTATGCCCTCTCACTGGACGCATTCAGCAGAACAACATGAGAGCTATATGGATCCAAATGTAACATTTAACAATCTATACGCTCCAGAGGATTAGTTATGGCACTTTCAGGCAGTACAGATTTTGAACCAAATGTAGCTGAGTTCGTTGAGGAAGCGTTTGAAAGATGCGGCCTAGAACTTAGAACTGGTTATGATTTAAAAACTGCTAGAAGATCTATTAATTTAATGCTTGCTGAATGGGCTAACAGAGGTCTAAACCAATGGACAATAGAACAAGACACTCAAACTGTTACTAAAGGAACGGCTGAATACACCTTAAATTCTAATGTAATTGATATTCTAGATGTTGTTTTAAGACGTACAACAAATGGAGAGCAAACTGATATTTCTATAGAAAGATTAAGTAGAAGTTCTTATTTGAATATTCCTAATAAAACAACTCAAAGCATGCCGTCTCAATGGTTTTTAGATAAGCTAAATGCACCTGTTTTAAAAGTTTGGCCTACGCCAGAAAACTCAACAGACATTTTGGTTTTTAACAAAATGGTAAGAATGGATGATGCCGACGCTGGGACTAATACAATGGATATGCCATTTAGGTTTTATCCTTGTTTTGCAGCAGGGCTTGCATATTATATTGCAATAAAAAGAGCCCCAGATAAAGTTCAATTATTAAAACAAATATACGAAGAAGAATTTAATAGGGCCATGTCTACTGATGAGGATAAGGCATCATTTAGAATTAGACCTTTCAACAGTTTGAGGTAACATGTCTTACGCTTCAGGTAAATTTGCAGTAGGTTTATGCGACAGGTGCGCGTTTGAATATCCTTTGCTAGATTTAAAAAAAGAATGGACTGGTTTTAAAGTTTGTTCTGAATGTTTTGAGCCAAAACACCCTCAATTAGAACCGCATACAGCTCCAGCTGATCCTCAAGCACTTTATCAACCAAGACCAGATACAGACAAAGAGGTTGGTGAGGGCTATGTTGTGGTTGTTTATACGGATATTTATACACCTCACTATATGAACTCAGATATTATAGGAACAAATTTTACAGTTTCTGAAATGACAGGTTCTCTTGGAGAGGTTACAATTACAACATCATGAGTAGTCCTTTAACATTATCAGAGCTAAAAACACTTGTTCAAGATTTCGTTGAAAATTCAGAAACAACTTTTGTAAACAATTTAGACAATATTATTCAAAACGCGGAAGAAAGAATATTTGAGCTAGTTCAGTTTGATTATTTTAGAAGAAACGTACAAGGATCTATGACGGCTGGTTCTAGATTTTTAACAGCTCCAAATGATTTTGAATTATCTTTTTCTTTATCTGTTATAGATAGCAATGGGGACTATCATTACCTTGATAAAAAACATCCTAGTTTTATGCAAGAATATGCGCCAGATCCAACAGATTCAACAGCAAGGAGCAGACCTTTGTATTATGGGGATTTTGATAAAAATTTAAATACAGGATTAGAAGAATCAACTTTAATTATTGCCCCTGTTCCAGATCAAAACTATACGACTGAATTACATTACTTATATAAACCCAACTCTTTAGTCACAGACACAACTGGGACTTGGATGTCAGAACATGCAAGAAATGGGTTATTATATGGATGTTTGGTTGAAGCTTATATTTTTATGAAAGGCGATGCCGATATGATGAAACTATACGAAGATAGATTTCAACAAGAAATGGCAAGATTGAAAAATAAAGCTGAAGCAAGAGGAAGAAGAGACGAATACAGATATGATTCGTTAAGAACGCAAATTACTTAGTTTTTAAAAAGGAGAAGATATGAAACCAATCAAGAAACTTGAAGGTAAAACCGTAGCTATTGTCGGAATGGGCAAAAGTTGGTTTGATTATAATTTAGCAAAATCACATGGATCACACTTTGATGAGGTTTGGGCTATAAATGCAGTAGCATCAGTTATATTTCACGATAGAGTATTTATGATGGACCCACCATCTAGATTTTTAGATACCGATGATGCTGGTGGTCAAACTGATAGTATGTCTAAACTTCTTACTGAACACCAAGGGCCAGTTTATACATGTCAATTAGATGATCGTTGTCCTGGTTTAGTAGAGTATCCAATAGATGAAGTGCTGGCTGGATGCGGATCTCATTATATAAACAATACCGTTGCTTATGCAGTAGCCTTTGCCTTGTGGAATAAAGTTGCAAAAATAAAAATGTTTGGAATTGATTTTAGTTATAAAGGCAATTTGCATTTTGCTGAAGCAGGCAGAGCTTGTGTAGAATTTTGGTTAAGCAAAGCAATGTTCAACGGTATTGAGGTTGAGGTTGCTCATACGAGTGGATTGCTTGATACAGCAGTTCCTGCGGAAGAGAAACTTTATGGCTATCATCGTTTAGAAGATCCTTTGGTTGTTATTACAGATGAGAAAGGGGTCTTAATTGCTAAAAAAAGAAGTCAGCTGCAACAATTTAGAAGAGAACAAGAGCCTGTTTTGGTTGACAGGAATGATACCCACCTTAAAAAAAATAAAGTAGGAGAACCTAACAAATGGTAATGAGTTATAACGCTGGACCCGAACTAGGAATAATTGAAGTACATACAACAAACGAGGGTGGACACTCGGTTGATTTCTGGGCGAAGAGATGTATTGAAAGAATAATAGCTGTAAGCGAAGACGCCCCAGAAGATGTTGAAAAACAAATAAATAACTTCAAGGACAATATTGAGAAAGTTATTGAACAATATATGCAAAATGCTATAAAATCTGATAGGATTACAATTAATAATCAATTAGAAAAAGCTGGTTTTAAAGAAGCAGCCGATTTAATTAGGAAACTATAATTATGGCAATTACATCAACACTTACAACAAGTTTTAAAAAAGAACTTTTA